ATCTTGCTATCACTCAGAACATTCTGAATAAGTGGAAGCAGGGTGACGATCCTGAAATGCAGCAGATCTTCAAAGAGGAAGAGCAGTGGTTGATTGGTGCATTTGAGAACTGTGTCAACCAAGAAAAACTTTGGGCAGAGTATCTGTTCAAGGACGGATCTATGATTGGTTTGAATGATAAACTACTTCAGCAGTATGTAGAATGGATTGCCAATCGTAGAATGAAGTCAATCGGACTAAAACCAATCTATGACATTCCTGCAAAGAATAATCCACTTCCTTGGACAGAGCACTGGATTTCTTCCAAGGGACTCCAAGTTGCACCACAAGAAACCGAAGTCGAATCCTATATCGTCGGAGGAATCAAGCAAGATGTTACCGAAAACACCTTTGCCGGATTTAGTCTCTGACTCATATGCAGCATATCGGGAGGCAGCCAAATCGGATGCCTTCCTTTTTGGTGATTATGATGGTTATAAAGCATTTGAAGATTTGGATAAAGAGGGTCCTTGAGACCCTCTTTTTTTATAAATATCTCTATAAAGAGTATAAAGAAATTAAAATGAAACCTTTATCAAACTCCGAACTAGGAGAAATTAGAAGTCTTTACGAACAAGTGCATTCTCCACAAGAAGTAATTGAAGAAGAACTTGTTTATGAAATTTGTGAGGAGTTGGTTGAAGAATTAATTGAAGAAGGATATTCTGAAGAAGAAGCAATTGAGATTGTTGATGAGGCAACTGATCTTTACATTGATGAGGCAAAAGTAACTTTTGGCAGCGACACTGCTCCTATGAGAAAGTCTGGTGCTGCTGTAGGTGCTAGAAGAAGATTTGCTAGGAGAAAGGCAGGTGAGGCGCTAAGTGGTGCTAAGAAGGCAGCAGGAGGTGCTTATAAAACGGCAAAGGCAAAGGCAGCAGGTGCTGCAGTTGATGCTTCTCTCGCTGCTAGCGCCGCCAAAAAGAAGGCAGGCGAAGTTAAGAAAGCAGTCTCTGATGCTCCTACTAAAGTTGCAAGAGCAGCAGCAAGAGGCACTGAGAAGGTAGAGAAGAAGGTCAAGAGTGGCATTAAAGGTCTTATTGGTAGAGCAGCAAAGAAAGTTGCTTCTAAGGCATCTGCAGTTGCTAGCAGAATGAGTGAAGAGATTGAAGCACTCAAGGAATCTGGATTGTTCTCTGACAAAGAGATTGAAGCATTTATTTCTGAAATGGGTAATCCTTCTTTTGATATCAGAGGTGGTGATCCTCGTAAAGCAGCAAAAACTCAAAAGATTAATAAAGCAGCAGATGCTGGTGTTCCCAATGCTGCTGGAAAGGCAAAAGGACCTATTCTTCCTGGTGGTTTAAAAGGAGTTTGATTCAAACAAATCTATAGAATATCAAGAGAGGGCTTGACACCCTCTCTTTTTTTGTCTAGAATAGGTTTGTTCTCGTTAAAGATAAATAATAGCTCATAATATTAGACAGTATGAGTTATGAGAATCCCTGGGTTTTTAAGGGAAGAACTTTTCTATCTGAGGATATTAACGATCTGTACGGTTTTGTCTACTGTATTACTAATACAGAGTCAAATAGAAGGTATATCGGTAGAAAATACTTCTGGTCATTTAGAAAACCACCAGGAAAGAAAAGAAAAGTAAAACAAGAATCTGATTGGAAGAAGTATTACGGTTCTTGTCCAGAATTAAAAGAAGATATTAAGAAGTATGGTAAAGAGACCTTCAGTAGAGTTATATTGAGTTTGCACGCGACTAAAGGTCTCTGCAATTATGAAGAAACAAAACAACTTTTCTTAAATAATGTCTTATCTGAGGCACTTGACAATGGTGATCCTGCGTTCTATAATTCCAACATTCTCGGACGCTACATGCGAAAAGACTATGGTAACTTTGGAAGACACTCTTTCGGCAACTCATGATTGGGCAGTTGAAAGAATGAACACTCTCTGTGAGGCAGAACCACACCATCTGCTAGAATGCGTTGAGAACGCTCATGCAATTCAATCTGAATTTGCCGAATGGTTGGACCCCGATGTAGATGATCATGAAATCTACTCATTGGAATATCTTGGAGATGATTAATGCTTGCACTTCTTGCCTCTCTTACATTTGTTGATTACAAACATTTAGCAACAGTTGTACAGGTAGAAGCACATCCAAACTCTGCTGATGAATATTGTGTTGCTGCTTCTGTTCTTAATCGTGTTTTATCTGATAATTTTCCGAATACTGTTTCTGAAGTAGTTTTTGCTCCTGGACAATATCAAGGATTTGATTTTAAAGGATATATAGTTCCAAGCACACGATTAGTTGAAAAACTCAGTTCTCCCCATGGGCAAAAAAGTATTGCTTATTGGGCAAAAGTTTTAAACGGAAGAACTGATTTCAAAGGTCAATCTATGTTGGGATATCGAGTACCATCCGAAGATCCCATGTGTCACTTCAAAGGAAATTTTTACCACTATCACTGGCAATGATTATCAAAAAACTTAAAGAAACTCTAGGTCAAGTTTTTCATTCTCCTGAAGCAACAGGAAGTTGGACTGTAGAATGTGCTATTGATGAAGAAACAGTTGATTGTTCCAAATTAGAAGCAGCTGCTTTTGAATGTGGTCCTGGGCATTTTACTCAGGGATATGGATGGTTTGGTGGTAAAAAAGAATCTAAAACTAATCCATACATTGGTATCCCTGCACCAGCATATTTGGAAGATGATGAGTGGTTTGGTCCTGCACCTATCAAGACTCAAAAACAACTTGATTATATGGAACAGGAGATTGAAACCAAACGTCAAGAACGAGAACAAAATTTCTCTGTTGAACCTGATGATATTCATCAAAAAATGTATGAGATTGCCACAAAGAATCACAATACAACTATTCACTTGAATCCTCCTGGAGGTTCTGAAAACTTTCAAGAAGGTCCTGGTGGTTGGAACTCTGGTACTGGTTGGGGTCAAGTGCAAAAATGAATCAAGATTGGCGTTACAGTGAAGAACGTATGGATACGAGAACCCAAGGGTTGAATATCCTTCTCAAAAAATATGGTTCTGAAATCTGTTCTGATGGATCACCTAGATATTCATCTCAAAGCATTTACGAATGTGTTCATGATTGGGTATCTCAAGGAAATGTTCGGACTGATGGCATTACAAAATACTATGAGGCTTATTACGCATGAAAAAAATTATTCTATCTCTGGTTGCTGCGGCAGCGGTTGTCCTACCTGCCCATTCAGACCCCCTAAAAGATAAAGAATTCAATACTATGCATTCAATGGGTTGTATGCTCCTTCAAGAATGTACAGACAATGTTAAACGAATCACAAGTATTCAAGATATTAAAGATCGCTATCCCTACAGTGATTATAGTAGCGTTGCTGATGAGTTTAATGACATCATCAGTGCCTTTGATAAGATCGGAGTTGGGGTTTTTCTAGCAGATTCAAAATACTTCCCAATTGGACACAGAGGTGTTTATCACACTGTTTCTAATAATTTCTTCCTTAATGACTTTCATATGCATCGCCAAGGCATACTCATGAGTGTGACACGCCACGAAGGTTGGCACGCTGCTCAGGATTGTATGGCAGGCACTATTGATAATAGTTTGATTGCTATTATCAAACCTGAAGATGAAGTTCCTATGGTTTGGCGTGTGATGGCAGAACGTACTTATCCTGAACATGCAGTACCTTGGGAAGCAGAAGCAGGTTGGGCAGGTCGTACTGAAGGTATGACTGCAAAGGCACTAGAAGCATGTGCAACTGGTGCTATGTGGGAAGTGTATGAACCAACACCTTTGACCCGAGAATACTTAGTAAAGGAAGGTTATTTGTCTAAATAATAACATTCCAACTAGGAAACAACCAGCCGAAGAGAGTCCTGCGAAACTCTTTAAGTGTTATAATGGTGGACTCTCTGTCGGAAAACAATTTTCAAGTATGTCTAATTTAACAAGAGATGTGCTAATCAAGACAATCGTCGCGAAAGAAATGCAAACATGCGACAGTCCTGATTACACTCAAAAATTAAAAACGACCTATCATAAATGGGAACACGAATCTAGTTCTGTTCTTTGTCAAAAGTTCAATCAAATACAAAATACAAATATTACCGTAGACTTGCTTATTCCCTAAATAACTGAGCCTTGCTCTTTCCAAATGGAATCTGCTCCAAAGAAGAAAGAGGAAACCAAACAGAATAAGTTTGATTGGGCGGATGAGGGATTATCCGCTTTGGTGCGTGTTGTTATTCTTTCGTGGTCCGCAGCAATTCTTACACTAAATTATGTAACTATTCCTGGTGTTCCTCAAAAGAATATTGACCCAACATTCATAGCCAGCGTGTTCACTGGAACTTTAGCTACGTTCGGGGTTGTTCCGGCGAAAAAAGATAAGAAAGAAGATGATAAAAAAGAAGTGGAGAAAAAAGAAAAAGTAGACTAATTGAGGTTAGTTATGTCTCTGATTAATAGACCAGATAATTTTACATCATTACCAACTGAAACACCATCAGCACCAAAGAGTAGTCCCTTCAAATGGGTTGCTCTAGGTGTGGGTGGTGTTATTGCTATTGCACATATTGGTGTTCTTGGACATCTTATTAAGAAAGAACCACCAGTTCAATCAGCACCTACAATCAATCTACCTAGAGGTCCTTACTCTTCTTACAAGATTAAGGCAGGAAAAGATGGATATGAGATTGAGTATCGTGCCAATGATCCTAAGATCTTAGAGTCGGAAAGATCTCTTGATTTGGATAAAGAAAAGAGAGGTTTCTTTGGCGGAGGAACTGAGCAGCGAACAGAATATCGTCGTGATCAGTACACTATGGAAGGAACCCGTAACATGGGGTCAGGAGGTGCCGTAGCAAACGGTGAGGGAAAGAGTGCAAAAGACGTAGAGTGTTTGATCGCGGACGCTGGAGCACGATCACAAGGTGCAATGGCAGGTAGTGCAATTACAACTGGTCTGGTTGCTCCCGCAGTAATGAACATTCCATATATTGGATGGTTGGCAGCAGGATGGGCAACTCTCCTTGGCAATCAAGTAGGAGAATCTGTCGGTTCAGAAGTTGGTTCTGTATTCAATGATTGCTGATGAAATTTGAATTAACTCTTGAAGATCATACAATTATTCTTAATGCTCTTCACTATTATAAGAAGGTGGAGAAGAGGGGTAATTTTAAACAGTATGATGATGAAAAAATAAACAAACTTAGAGATAAGATGGCGTATCAATTGGTCTGGGATCAGTGAACCTTTTTTTAAGACCACTCGCAGATATTAATGGTGTTACTTGGAGTATTATCTGGATGTTGATAATACTCCTTGCCGGAGTTTTGTATGTTGTTGTCTATATATTAGGAATTGATGAGAGAGAATCATCATGCAAAAAGTAATTAATGTAATTGCACTTCTTTCTGGTCTGACATCACTTGCCGTGATTGGTGGTGGTGTATATGCTTATACTAATATTGAAAAGTGGCAAGAACAGGCAAAGGAGAATGTTGCGAATGCAGCAGTAGAGGCAGTATCTGGAGCACTTCCTGGTCTAATTGATGCTGCCATTCCTGATATTCCAGAAGTAACTGGTCCTGACATTAGATTACCATGAGAAAGAAAAATTGTCCTGTTAAAAAGGAAGCAGATAAGCAATTCTTTCTGTATGTTTTCTTTCACTCTATGTGGACTGCTGTCCTTAATATGTTTAATGATGACTGATGCCCAATATTCCTATTATTACTGGTGGGAATATTGATATTCACTCAAATACCATTAAAGATATTGAGATTCCCACATACAGATTGAATTCTACATCGACTTCATTGCCACTTTCTCCACCAGTTGTGGTCAACATTGGACTTCCTGTAGTTGATATTCCTGGATGTGTAGAGGCACATGAATCAAACAATAAATCTAAAACCCTTGGTGAGGATGATCCGAAGGGTATAGTGGTTTATTGTGATGGTGGGATGCCAAGTTTTAATCCTATTCAATATGAACCTGAGAATATGGTTATAACAACTACTCCAGATATTCCTAAGACAGAAGTTCCAGAACCAAATATTCCAGCATCACCAAAGGTTGAAGCACCTAATGAATCTCCAAAAGCAGTAGAAGTTGAATGTCCTACTAAAGTTCAGCAAGCACAAGAACCTGTAGGAACATTCGTTGAGGGATTTAGAAAGAAGGTTGTTGGATATGAATTGATTGATAATACCTGCGTTCAGATCACAGAAAAAGTCCCACTACCTACACAAATAGTAGCGGGACTTCCTAGTGGTGGTCAGGTGATGCAAGTTGGTGGTGTTGCCGTGATTGCAACTACTTCGGCACTACTTGCCAAACCTCTTGCCGATCTTTTGTTGAAAGCAGTC